GATTGTTAATATTAACATAATTTAAACTTCTAATAATTTGTAAATAATCGGTTTAATAAATTTTTGTAACCAGTCATCATCGGTTACTGGTATCACTTCAGTCCAGTTAGTATCATTACCTTGAGAATCTTTCTTAGTTCTGGTGATTTGTGTCATACCTGAGTAACGATAGAAAGAATGTTGAGAGATTTTAATAGACTTTGCCCCTTGTATAAATACAAGGTTACCATTAGAATCATCAGCTAAAACTATGATATTATCTTTATTTAACTGTGTAATTAACTTTGCAATAGCCGATGCCATTACACTTGTAGGTACTTGTGTATATCTTTCCATATTTATTTGCTTTTAGCATAATTTAACCAGTACTTAAGTCCTGTAGGTTTAAATGAATATAACATTTCGCTATAGTTTGGTAATTTGTCATATAAATCTCTATTGATATGCCGTATCGTTATTCTTGTAGCGTAAACTGATTGATTTCTAATCAGCATGATTACACAAAACAGAGCGACTAAGCCTAATATGATAAGTACTACTGTAAATATAATTGTCATAATTTTTATTTTTTAAATTTTTTATTAAATAGTAGCTCGGTTTAATTTCAGACTCACACCGATGGATTTATAGCCACACTACAATTTGGGTCTCAGAAGTTCTTAGTTGTATATAGATTCCAAAAAGATATCAATTTCTCTACCCATTCCAAAATGAGGTTTCTCATGTAAGATCTCCCTTATCTTTAAGAGGGTTGATGCTTTGATAAAATTATCACGTTTTGCTGAATAACACCTTTTAAAGAATAATCTCTCAGCATCACTATAACGCTCATCTTCAGAATGCTTAAGGAGTTTCCCTAATAAATTATAGGTGGGGATATTCCAATAAACTAAAACTTTACACATTTTAGGATCTCTAAGAGATTTATTCTCGTTTCTCCCTAAAGACACTTTAGAAATTCTATCAGAATCTAAATAGACACTAAATAGATCATCTTTACGAATTAATTCATGTGTTCTAATCATAAACTAACGTTTTAAATAAATGATCAATACAAGCATTAGCTGTATCTCTAATTGTCATTAATAAATCGGCACGAATTGGTTCTCCATGTTGATCATAAAAACCCATAGCCATTGTAGCTATGTATTCATTTAAATATTCTTCTTTTCCATCAATGAGTACATCTAACATAAATTCCTCATGATGTTTTAATTGTTGAGCTCTAAGCTGAATCAATTGTTGTTCTGTAAATGCCATTATCTTAAGTTTCAAATTATTTGCTTATAACCATTTAGGTGGTTTGGAATTATTATTAATATCAGATGTGATTAAATAGAAAAGTAATACAGAGATTAAACCTACCCAGGAAAATAAAGCAGGTAGAAGACTACAAACTGCCATACCAGCCCAACTATTATCTTCTTGCTTATTTCTTACTTTTTTACCTACAAACCAAGCCGATACAAATCCCAGTATATAAATTATTAATATCATTTTACTTTATGTTTTGTTTAAAGTTGCCCCTCATAAAAGTATGGTGAGCATTGTGTCTCTGGTACCAACCTGTATTCCGATCATCACCGATCTATTTATGAGGGGACAACTTTTAATTAAATGGATTAAATTCTTCTAAAGGTTTTCTATTTACAAATTGTTTAACTACTAAATAGATCTGTTTCATTTCCTCTGGTTTAGTACATTTAAATCTTAATTGATTACCAGATGTTAAACGCTCATATATGGCTTGAAGTTCAATTACTTTAAAGTCATCTTTAAGACCATTTATTTCACCTAAACAACTAACACAATTACCTTCAACATAACCTTTATCGTTATCAACTCTATCAATAGAGATTTCACTTAAAGATTTATATTTAACACCTGTGTAATAGCACTCTTTTTGTTCTAACAAAATAGAAAACGTTTCAAAACTAATATTAAATTCAATGCCTCTTTTTTTCGCATCGAAGATTTTCTTTTTGTAACGTTTAACAATTTCGGTTTCAGTAAAGAATATTTTATCAAATGTAAAGCAGTCAGCTATATCAGTAATTACAGGAGATTTTGCTACTTCTACAATTGTCACAGCTAGTTGTTTTTGTTTGAGGTCCCACTCTGTACAGAATTTAACATAAGCCTTTTTGGCATTTGCTAATTTCTTCTCAGTTTTAGGACCACCTTTTTTATTTTTAATAATAGCAGTCATAGAGGTAACTTTACATTTTAATAAAGCTTTTTCTTTTTTAAATTGTTCTTCTGTCATAACAATTAGGTTTTAATTAAATATTTTCTCTACAACTAAAAAAGTTGTTTTATTAGCTTTTGAGTACCATGTAAATCCACTCCAGATATCTCTATTAACATATCTTTTATGAAATCTGTTGCTTCGTAAGTCTTTACAAAGATAACCTTGTTGATAATCTAATTTTATAAACTGTTCTAAATCCATTGTATGTACAATTTAAAGCTTTATATAGTTGCTCACCAAGCCTACGAGACTTGTTCGACTACAGCCATACTGTCAGTTCTATCTTCCCTGAAGTGAGCATTTGTTAATTGTTTTATTGCGAACACCACTGTGGTGTTGTGGAGGATAAGGCATTGATCCCTTATTTCTGCCCAGACGAGGCAGCGTCTTCAAATTTAGACGAATCCCCCATATGTAACGAGTTTAGCACTAGACAGTCTACCTGGTCTGCCAATCTCCTGCTTATTAAGGCAAGTATCCTTTATCGGGTAATTGAACGATAGTGCACTCGTTATACCTTTAATTTGTTATTTCTATTACTTGTACTCTAAATGAACAACTATAATTATCCAGTCGTCTTGTATAAATGTCCCATAAATCAAGATCTTCCTCTTCAATGGGATTTTCAGATAGACTATGGAGTCTTTCTCTATAGAACTCCTCTAGTTTTGGAAAGATTTCATTTGCTTTTTCAACAAATAAATTAGCTTTTTCTTCATCTAGGTAAGTTTTCTTAGGGTAAGAAAAATGATCATCATAGGATCCTCCATAACACATTATTATATAGATCTTTTCCATTATTTTATTTGTTTTATTATTTTACATTTACGAGTACCAAATTCTTTTGGTACAAGATTGTTGTTTGCATCTAGATAAACTATCTCACCAACATTAAAGACATTATTTCCATCATAATACTGTTGAATGGCTATAATCTCATCACCGTTATCTAATTCAGCAGAATAGAGAACTATAGGTTTATTGATTATCTTTGATTGTTTTGAGCATGCTATCATTACGAATAGCAATAAGAATAATGTCAGCATTTTCATTTTAGTGCTTTATGTAAAAAATCTATAACTACATACAATAGCACTGTAGCTAAAGTAGTGAGTATTATGGCCATAATTTTAATTTTTAAGTTTGTTTTTATTTATTACGTCTTGGGATCTAGGATATGCTCCATATACTATTGGACTTGTATTAATTGAACTGGAATCGCTAGTAATTACTTCCCCATCTATTAAGAGGGTCACTTTTACTGTTTTCTTAATACATTGTACTTCGATTGTCAAAGAGTCTTCTAGATAAGCTTTAATTGCTTCTGATAATTCTGTCATAATTTTTTCTAATTTGTAGTCATTATCTTTTTATTTAAAAGTTAGGTAAATGTGTTAATTCTGGATCATCACTAGCTAAAACTTTATACACCCAACCTTGATCAAATCCCCATAAAACTTTACTATAGCGATTCTCTAGTGATGTATTACCTCTTTCTGGTGTGAGTACAGCTACTAAGTATTGAGAAGGATCACCATTATAGATTACAACAGTATCTCCTAATTTAGGTTTTTCTTTTATGACCATATAACAATAACCATTACCTAATACTATTATTTCGTTTATCATTATTTCACATCCATTTAGGTGGTTTATCCTTCCATTCGACTTTATCAAGTAATTTTACAATTAATATTACTAAAAATAAAAATGCTAAAGAAGCTACAGCTGCCCAAGAAAGTAATGCCCAACCTAATACATAAAGCGCGTCACCCCAACTATATTCTTTTTTGTTTGTTTTTTTTTCCCATCGTAATCTTGCTCTAGCTATAATAAAAGCAATTATTACTCCTATTAAGTATATCCCAAATCCTATCATAATTTTAATATTTTAAGTAATTGAACTAACTCACTCTTATAGATCATATTTTTAGTAATAGTTATTATTTCATCATCATGCCTTATATTAGAATTTCCGTCTCTTAAAAATACATAATATTCACCTTTACCTTTATCGTTACATATAGCTAATGATATGGATCTATAAGCATAACCTACTGTATCAGATTCAAACGTTTTTGGAAAAATTACATCTGTTAATACATACTCCCAACTCTCTTGTATTAAATTTGGTCTATGAATAAAACCTAAATTAATTAATATCTCAGGAGTTATTTTAACTTTCTCATTCATAATTTCTTTATGTTTAGGCCATTTTGGCGCTAATGGATCTACTATTAAAACTATAGCTGTATAAATACCTGCCACAATAAAAGCAAACAGTAATACGTATGTTATAAATGTTAACATATCTTTTCTTTTAAGTTAATTAATTTGCCGCCAACCCAGGATTCGAACCGTGATTTACTCGGATTAGCGCCCAAGTACATTACGTTCATATGTTAATCGGCGTTATTATTCGTTTACAGACAAGGTCGGACTTTAACCGATTTTTAAACTAGTATACGAATTACACGTATTTACCTTCTTCTGTATCATTCTATTATTATTTTCTATATATTTTATGTTTGAATTCAGGCTATTCTCCTGACTACTTACTTAAAGTGTTACACTATACTTGACTTTTTCAGTTTCTCTATGTTATTATGTTAATGACTTCTTTTCTGAGTGAGTCACGAGGCTTTTGTCCCTCCATTTCCTTGCTAGTGAGGCAGGCAACATTACATATGAACTATTGAGTCTAGACTAATTTTAAATTGTTAAACCATTATATAATAGGGCACTAATTAATTAAATACATTGCTATCAGAATTGAAAGCCCAGTTCGCATACATTGGTAATTACTCCAACAATTACAGTGAATGCTCTATACACTTAAGTATACTAGTATTTAATATTTTTAAATGTGAACTACAGTTACGTAACTTTCGTTAGAGGCTTAACAGGCTATTAAGGCTTCTGGAGGTCGACTACTCCATTTTCGTTCACATTTATGTTTTTAAGAAGATTACTTTATGTAGGATTTGAAGAGCCCGTCTGGCCTCTGGTTAGGCCAACGCTGTGTAACTGATCTATCATAAAGCAATCTAATCGTGTATTTCTACACTAAGAACCCTCATAAAGGTATGGTGGTTTCAGCTGTCCAGACCGCGTACTCCTGCTTCTATCACCGAGCTATTAAGAGGGTCTATATTTTAAAGCCACTTTTGATAAAAATATTTACCTTCTTCTATATTGTCCAAAAATATTGAACAAGACTTCATTGGTGCAAAACCTGTTAATATCCAAATAATTAATGTAAGAGGAAATAATATACAAAGAATTATACCAAACACACATACCAAAATGATATGTAGTGCTAAAAGTAGCCACGCAAGTGATTGTAATAATCTATTTTTCATTCCATTTGTATAATATGTCGAACTTTCTATCATATGTGGGATTATCTATCCAAGTTTTCTTATATATTACAAAATCCCAAGGTGTTCGATAAATCCAGTATTGTTTGTGATGATTAAATATAAAATCTTGACGCTCATATTCTTCATTTAGTAATTTTATAAAATACTCCCATTGCTGTCTAGGTTTAAATGTCCACAATATGCCTAAAGGTATAGTTATAATAAAAGCAAAAGTATAAAATAACGTACAGCGCATTATCACCCAAATTAATCTGAGCAAGAACATTATTGGCTTTCCCATGATTAATTACGATCGTAAGCTAAAGCATCCTCTCTTGTCATAAGAACACCATTTAAGATACACCAGCTTCTGCGTGGTTCTTGATTTACAGGAGGTTTTGGTACTAACAATGGAATAGGTTGCCCAAATTTGTCTGTTTTTAATTTAATTTGTTTCTTTATGTTTTTCATCTTGTTTGTTTTTAAATTTAAAATTGAAATATATTAATTGAAGGATCATTACACATTACTATAGCATGTATAGAGCCTTCTAGCCACCAATTTAACTTCATGTTGTAATCGTGCCTTTCCAAATAAACTGCTGGTACTTTATCTTTCGCATACCAGAAACAAGGAGTATCTTTACCAGGTTCTATAGAGCTATCCAGAATATAGATAAAACCATCGTTATGTACTTCAAAATGATTGATATTGTTTTTCATTACCAATCACTTGAAGAACCTCCACCACCAAAGTCAGAGGCTTTATTTTTTAATTTTTGTATACCAATTCCAACGTTCTCCATTTTTAATTCTTCTAATTTGTTCACTCTTTACATTAAATTTCTTACCTATTTGACTATTTGGACTATCATCAGCTAGAATTTCATCAATTATATCACAGGTAAGTTTACTATTCCATCGATCTTCACCATAGATAGTTTTATTTCTACCTTTCGTAACTTTATCATCAGAATTTTCTTTATTGGTTCCAACAGATAGATGTTCAGGGTTACAACATCCTGGAATGTCACAACTATGCATTATTAATTTATCTTTAGGTATTGCACCATTATAAAGCTCATAAGCAACTCTATGGGATCGTAAATCTTTTCCTCTATGACACATTCTACCATAGCCATCCTTATCTTTATGACCTGTCCACATCCAATGCCCTGGATTAATATCTTTATCTACAAAATGTAAAAAATGTTCTTCTAGGTCTTTTCACATAGTCTTACCAATCGCTTGATGATCCACTCCCTGAAAAGTCACCTCCATCGAAACCATCAAAGCTTGATGAATCTGAAGATGAACTATCAGATGAACCAAAATCCCACGAAGAAGAATTATCTTGTGGTGTATCATCAAATGCACTTAATATTGCTCCAGTTAATAATACATCTGCTAATGCGTTAGATTCTGAAGATTCCTCTTGATGTTTGATGTACTTCTTTTTGTTATAATCACTTAGTCTGTTATAAGTCCATTCATCAATACTTGTAAGTAGATGTTCAGGATTACTGTAAGTGTATTCGTATTTTAATCTATACATAAGGTTTTAATTTATAGTTCGTTATATACTTTAATAGCTAATTTAAGATCAAGATGTTCTGATTCTTTTGTAATTCCATCATAAGTTTCGTTTGCTGTAGGATATTTAATATATGTAACTTTAAATACTGTATTTGCATGACCACTTAAAACACCTAACAGATTACTAAGTTTAGTGATGGATATAATAGATTTTTGATAGTTTGAGCCCGTATATTTAGCAAGAGCAGATTTTAACTTAATGTCTTTAAAATCATTTATTTCTAATTTTTCTTTTCTAATCATCATTAATGTAATTTAGTTTAAATTTTCCAGGCTTCTCTTATTAAAAGAAAGAGATAAAATATAAGACCTATTACAGGTATCATCCCTATAATCCATTGTTTTCTTGTTAATATGGGTTTGTTATCAAAAGTTATTAATCTACCATAAACTGTAGGTATTAAAAGTTGAAACATAAACCATATTATTGTGTATGCTATTATTCTGCCTATCATTTTGTTTTCGTTTTAGTTTAACAGATGCTCTCATAAAGAGTAAGAGATTAACCCGCACTGGGTAGCATTTTGTTCACCCTACTTTTACGAGGGGCATCTGTTGTTAATAATTTTATTTAATGCCAAGAGAGAAGGGGTCGAACCTTCGAAAGGAATTTCATCCTAGCATAGACTTCTATCTACACTTCCTTTGACCACTTGGATATCTCATGATTTATTTATGTTTTAGTTTAATTGTATCAACTTTAATGTGTACTGGATGATCAATCTTTAATGATTTTGGTGTAGTTCTTAATTTACCATCTCGCATTACAACTCTGAAATTACTATTATTACTAGTAGTACAACAGAACATAAGTACTAGAACTACTAATAAAAATAGCTTTTTCATAATTATTTACTTTCTATTTCACACAATTCACAAAAATGGCTACCTTTTGCAGCTTTATTCTGGCAAATTGTAAATGCACATTTGGGTTCTTTTGAACTTCCTGGAGATATATCCATATATATTTCACTATCTTTAATTGTAAGTACGAAGCTACATAATGCCACACCAGCGGCCATACCGATAGTGAATGTAAGCATAAATAATATTATCATAATTTCTTTGGTTAATTTTCAATATAATTTTTTAATTTCTCTATTATTTCTTTGCGTCGTTTATTGATTCTGCCTAATTCTTCTAATAATTTAGTTGGCCCTACAATTATAGAATTGATATCAGGTCCAACATGATCAATTTGTCCTTCGATAGGTTCATAATTATCAAGAAAAGCAATTGATTCTTGCCAAGATTTCATTGTTTTTAATGTAATATACTTTCTAACTGTTATATGATCTTTATCCATAATTAATGTGATTCTATAATTTTAATTTTATTTGGATCTATCCCAACGCCTTTGCCATCAGAGATATCTTGTAATGTTAATTGCACGAATGACTCAGATTGATTTACTTTTCTGCAATATTTCCAACGATACATTCTTATAGGACTTTCAGTATCAGTTAAATCTTCCATTGAATCCGCAATTAGATAAGGAGATTCACCAGGTAATTTAGCAACAAATACATCGCCACAAGATCCCCAATCGTCTAATTCGCCATCTTTGTATTCTACTCTATCGCCATATTTAAGTTCTTCTTCAGGTTCAGACTGCAACGAAAAGATAGAAAACTTATGGTCATCAATGACTTCTGTCCAAAAAGATCCACCTTCAATAGTCTCTTTCCAGTCAAATCCTCCTGATATTTTTCCTGAACTAGAATCACTTTCAAAAATTCTAACATCTTGAAATCCTGTTTGATCAAATTGATATTCTAGCATCTTAGCTATAATTTCTTTTGGGAATCCCTTTAGTTGACCTTTTGGCTCGTATTTGCTTAAATCCATATTAATATTCTATATATATTTTATATGCGTTGATAGCTAAACATAATATGAAAAAGCCTATCATTAATTTTGTATTTTTTGACATAGTTTTATGTTTAAGTTAATAATTTTATTATTTGTGGAGCATAGAACCGGATGATGTTCTACCTCAAGGCTAACCGCCCGAATGCTACATTTTACACTAATGCCCCATGCGATTAAATAGTTTAACAACATACTTAGGTTGTAAAGTTTTCACTTTTTTAATATGATACTTTATTAAAACCACTGTTCATACTAGAAACTACTTTAGGAGTTTGATCTGTATTTGTTGTAGTTTGCACTAACTTATCTATTAGATGCTCATTATATTTTACTTCGTCTTCTAATTTTCTAACTAAAGAGTTAATAATATAATTATTTTCACTAATAGTATTAAGATATCCAAGTGGACTTGGTGCAACGTCTCCTTTATTCATATTTCCATCAGTTGCTACTTCTGGCTCAAATACATATGGTTGAATTTCACTAATAATTGACTTTAATCTAGAGTTTTGACTAACTTTAGTTGAAAGCAAGTTTCTTAAGTCATTAATTGAAACTTCTTGTTTTGATATGATATCACTTAATGTGTTCATTTCTTATTGTTTATTGTAATTTAAAACTTATCTCTTGTTTTATATTATCTAAACTATAGTTCTGGAAGCATTCCCAATATCCTTTCGGTCTGTGGCGCTACTTATGTGATTAGACAGCACATTAACTATTCATTCCAGCTGTTAACCTATGTGATTTGATTGTTCACTAGTTTAACTCTAGATGTTCTTAAAAATTACAAATCGATTAAATTCCATACTTCATGAATAGTGATATTGTATTTATCAGCTAATACTTGTAAATCTGTATCTTCTACTGATTGGGCATTATAATCGGCTTGCATTGCAGCTAATGTTTGTTCATCCATAATTTTGTTATTTAGTTTTAATTAGAAGTTTACCCTCATAAAAGATAAGGGAGAATATGTCATTGCATAGCGTAACAGTTGATCCGGATCATAGGATTCCACCTGAATCTTTAAGAGGGCAAACTTCTAATTAATGTTTTAATTTCATTGTGAATTTCAATAGTAAATATACAATACGCAACAGGAATGATATTTAATTGTTTACACATATTACAATATCCACCATAATACTGTTGAGTTACTTGTTTGGCTTCTGATTTCCAAGTCATTTTTAACCTCTCAGAATCCTTCTGTTTAGAACTGTATTGATAGATTCATTATTAAACCTAGCGATAACTTTAGTATTATTCCATACACTTTCGCTCGTAGACAAAGTAACAATACTACTGTTAAAATCTGATATAATTATACCACCTTTGAGAGATAGAATCTACAGATCTTGCAGTCAATATATCGGCTGCAGCTTCAAATGCTGCTCTAAAGTTGTAAGGGTGTTTTGTAATATATTTTACAATAAGTTGGTCTTCTGTAGATGTAAATCTTGGTCTTGAATTTGTCATTATCTCTTTTATTTAGCTTTTTTTATATTTTATTTCGCAAATAGTAATTAGGAGTATACTCTATATTCTATTCTACCTAATAAGTTATCAAAGACAATTATTGCATGTCTGTAAAGTGTAAATTTTTTTCATTATTTCTCTGTATAAAATATTTCAACTTCGAAATCATCATCCCAGTGAATACCAGCAGGAAAACCATCTACCCAATTTAAAGTATTTGGATATCCACTTAATTGTAATCTTGGTCTGTGTTTGGCTGTTCTTACGAAGTCAAATTGTCGTAAATGATTAAGCCTTTCATATTCTTCTTCAGTGATTACTTGTTTCATATATTGTTTATTTTAATAATAAAGAATCAGTTCTTGCTATAACTTTAAGATCACAAACATTAAAATAATTTCTCCATTCTGATAGAGATCTATTACGATTTTGAATTTCCCAATTGCCTGGCTCACTATATTCAGTTACTACAACAGTATCTGGTTTTCTTGGATCGCAATAGGTTATCTTAACTGTATATTCATAAGTAGGTATTCTGTTTGGCTGTTCTGTACATGACATACATATAAGTGTTGATATAAATATCAAAAATGATAAGATTAATGTTTTCATAGTTAGTCTCTCTGAAATGCTGCTAAAATGCGTTCATGCATTATTTTAAGTTTAAAAGTTAGGTAAATCTCTAATGAAATCTGGATTATTTGTTGCTGTTATAATATAAAGAAAACCTTCTTGATAAAGATTAATATCTGAGTATGTAACATTACTAATCCAATAAATATCCGTAGCAGCATTTAATAAATGTTTCATTACATACTCATTATCTTTAGGTTTTCTATTAATACAAACATAATCAAATCCTCTATACTCTATTATTTGCATTTCTTCTTAAGTTTTCTTGGAATTTTTCTCTTAGTCTCCAAAGGTTTATAATATTTTGTACAATGAGAACATTGTCGCTTACACTTAGACCAACCTTCAATAGCTGATTGACAATAACCGAAATGTTTGATCTTACTTTTTTCCATAGTTTTAAGTTAATATATTGGACTAATAGTTTTTTATTCTTGTCTGTACTAACATTCTGTGTTCCATGTGGCGAAACATGGAGATTCACCATGTACCAATATATAAAGCTTCAGAACGACCTAAGTTTCGAAACTAAGACTTCAACCTTTCTAGGGCGCGCACTCGATTTATGCTAGAAGTTCTTACTGCTTTATTTCTTTATAACTTTATACAAATGAAAACATAAAATATATTTAAAATCAGGACCAAAATCTTCATCGTCTAAGTATTCACATTGAGGTTCTAGTTTACCAATATACTCACCCCATTTACTCCATCTCCAACCTCCACCTTTCCACTTGTTTTCAAGATCTTGGAATACCGGAGTAACAGCAATAACATAAGCATTATCTGGATCAGCTATTTGTTTAGCATAGAACTCTTTTATTTGTTCTACATTATCAGCAACTCCATATTGATTAATATAATGTTCATTGAAATCATCAGGCAATGGGCTTTGAGACATCAATTCTTTATTGATATTCCAACCATCAAGTTTCTCAATAAACTCTTCTTCACAGAAGTTATGGTCAAATGCACAACGATAGATACCTGTTTCAAGTATTAACTCTGGTGTATCTTGTGAATCATATTCGAACTTATGTTGAAGAGCCACAGCTTTTCTTCTTGCAATCTCTATTGGATCTGGTGTAATTTCTACTAACATATTTATATTGTTGAGGTAGTTCTTTGTTTAACACCTAAATTAAAAGCTTTCTTTAAATGTTTTCTAATATCTTTGGCTTGTTCTCTACTAATAGCTATTTGTGCCTTTTCTTCACAATCATCAATTGTAAGCACTACAATACCCTTACTACTCTTAGTTGATAATGTTAAATCTGCCGATGTTGTTCTTGATTTGATTAATAATGGTTCCATAATTTTATTTCTTTAGTGCTTTATGTACTTGTTCAACGAAATAGCCTGTAATATAAGCCTGGTGTTCGTCGTTATTTCTTTTTAGAGGTGAATGTATATGTAGATAGACTTCGTTCGTTAGATGTACGCATTCATGTGCTATTGTTGATTTAGATGCGTTTGGTTTAACAAATATCACATAAGAGAACTTATCTTTATGCCAACCTGAACATACAAATGCTACAGTGTCTTCAACATCAAATGATCTAGGAAGTTTAACCTTATATTTCTTCTTAGCTTTAGTAAAGTTTTTAGCTACGATAATTAGAAGTTGGCCCCCATAAATAGGTAGGTGAGATTTAATCCTCTTCATTTAAATTAATGATATGATCCGTAATTACAAATTTATCTTTATGCCATGATTTAGATGTTTCTCCTAATTTGTAATATGTTTGTGTGCCAGTTTTAATGACGACACCAGCAAATGTATCATTAGCACTACCTAATTGATCACTAACCATTAAATACGGTCCTTTAGCATTATTATCAATGGTTACAATTTCTCCTTGTTTAAATTCTGCCATAATTAATCAGTTAAGTTAGTTTGACTCATTCTTTCAAATGTTTCTGTATCAATCACTTCAAGACTATTGCTTCTATCTTTAACGACATAAACTCTCTTGATACCTGCCCTCTCTGTTACTTCCATACATTCAAATACTTCAACTAATTCTTTGTAACTATCTGGTCCATTCTGAACCCATCTAGCTATTATGTGAGTTTGTTTTACTTTCATAATTTTTTATTTTAAATTTTGTTCAATCCACATATCAAAACTTGGTGACCAACTAGAACCACCAGTCATATGAATATGATCAACAGTTCCATCAGGATAAGTTGAAATCATATCAGGTGATGAATAGAGTATTCTCTGTAGTAATCTAATTACTTCTTCTCTATTCCAAGATGATTTAGCTGGCATTAATCTTAAATCAATGAAACCTTGTGTTGTTGATGGCTCATAAGAATATTCATTCTGGCCATAAGAATAATTTTCCCAGAATTCATCTTGTTGGACTAAAACTTTATCGATTCCTTCAGCTTGAACATATTGTTTTAAGAATTCTTGCGAAATTGGCAATAGGTTTAATGAAGGATCAGTTGATGCAATGATTTTTCTACAAGAAGTACAAGTGTCTAATCTTCCTCTTTGAACTATAGCTTCATTTGGATATTCTAATTCACTTAAGCAAACACAAATATCACCTTCTTTCACTTCATCATCAGATAGAATATAAAGATGTTGTGGTTCTAAAGCCTTTTGTGAATACTTTGTAAATGTAACTCCTGTATCTCCAAATCTAAAAACACCATCAAATGTTATATTTGTTTTAGTAACTAATGCGATTTCTTCTCTATTAAGTGTATTGACTACAATATCACCAACAGCTTCAACTTTATCAGTTGGTAACATGACAATTTGAGCTTCCTTATAGAACTTATTGTCTATTTGTATTATTTGTTCCATAATGTTTTAATTTAGATTATTCTCTTGCTTTGTTATAACCAGCGATGAAAGCATCATACTCTTTAACTCTAGGATTATAATAACGTTCCTCGTAATCATCCATATCTTTATGTAATGGAATACCACAATAGTCTTTAGCTAAAGATTTGGTATTGTCTTCTTTTATAAGATAAGAGTCTACAGATATTATACCTGCTTGTCTACTATGAATAAACTCTGCCCAAGGATATCCAGCTTCAGTAATTCTAGTAATTTTAGCTTTCCTCCATCTTTTAGTACTTGGATGATGATTGAACCAGTAAGTTTTACCAACTTCTAGATTCTTTGGATTATTATTTTCCATAATGTTTTAATTTAAAGTTTATATATTAAATAATATAGACACAAAAACCATGATGTAATTGGTATTAATTTCCATAATTGAAATCTTCCACCAGCTAAAAATGCATTATAGAAGAATAGTAGGATTGTAATTATTAACAATGTAGTTTTCATAATGCTTTTAATTTAAAGTTGGCCCTTATAAAGAATGGGGTGGTTCGCCCATTAAATTCACTGAAAGTTAATGATCATAATAACTTCATCAATCTACATACGGATTGAGATTGCTTTTTCATGTTCATCCAATACCGCCCATTCTTTATGAGGGTTAACTGTTTCAATTTCTTATTGAAAACCCCAACTACGCACACCTCCTTAAGGGTACGAATAATGCTGTCCTAATAGAAGTTAGAGGTCTAAGGAGGTTACACTGACGTATATTTGTACTCCAACTGCGTCCTAGCAGACAAACGGATTTTCCAATCCTGCTCGACCCATATAGTTGTCAAACTATTTCTCTATCATAGAGGGCACTACTAGCCAATTAACTATAAAGGCTCGTGTTTTTAATCTATTTTCAACCATGTAATACATCATGAAACATAAACCCTAATACAAATGCTCCTAGAGCAATACATATAATAACGATTATTCCTTCTGCGATAATTATTTTATAAAGAGTGTTATATTACCTGTCGTGCTATACCACACTAAAGATAATGCTACTATTATCACGAATCCACAAATCAATATGATTGCAGCTAATGATGTTTTATAATCATCCTTTTCATCGACTGACACACATAGCAGTATAATACCTATAATTAATAATATTACACCAAATCCCATTAGTATTTCCATAATGTTTTATTTAATAGTATCAATCACACAATACATTCCAACTGAATCTTTAGGATCAATCTTAAGTGTCTTCATGTTAACTAATACTGTGTCACCTATTTTGTATAAACTAGAAGAGTCTTGAACTACAAACTTACTGTTTCGTTCCAACTCTCTTACTTTTAGTTGTTTTGGAGTTTTACTGAGTTCTTTATCTACTTTATTTGTATAATTTTTTATAGAAACTATACCTAAAATTGAAAATAACAGAAACAAAGCGCCTATGCCTACTCCACCAGGTTCATCGTTTGACATGCCTGCAATTATACATATTAAACCTAATACTCCAAAAAATATTGTTAAAAAGACTAATCCTATTACCATGATTTTATGTTTTAAATTGTTATTTAATTGCGTCTATTACGCATAATTCTCCTTTTGGATCAATTGTTATTTGATTTGTCTTTGTATCAATTAAGATAGTATCACCTACTTTATACAGATCAGATGTTTTATCTATAACAAATATTAGATTTTCATCTAATTGTCTAATCTTTAATTGTTCAGTTTTAAAAGGACTCTTTTTGTCGACATTTTTACTAATGTTCATCATAAAGAATAGAAAGCCTATAAATATGCATAATATAAATATTCCAAAACTTATTCCTACTAAATTTTCATGCTCAAACTCTAAGCCTATAATAGTAAATATTAATGCAATTATGGCTATTAAGATTATTATTTCCATTTTGTTTAAATTTTGATTTGAAAGATTGCTCTCATAAAGATCGGAGGAATGATTGGATTCGAACCAATGACCTACTCTGCGGATTTACGGTACCATACTTTCATCCGAATCGAACGGAATACTACCCTGTGAGCTGTTCTACCTGACTGAACTACATTCTTGTCCATATCTTTATGAGGGCTAACTTTTAAGTTTATTTAATTAGAACGACGAGCATACATATACCAATCTGGTACAGTAGGTTGATTATTCTCTGCATTATAAGAAGTTACAAATGTATCAGCTTGTTCAGAAGTATCAAATTCTTTAACTTCATCAAGACGTTGTCCCCAACCTCTTTCTGATTCTATTATTTCTACGTAATATTTCATAATTTAAAGGTTAATTACATTTAAAGTTCCATCATCTTCCTGAACTAAAAAATCACCAGGATGGCATACTTTTTCACCTTCAAGTGTTCCAACAAATATTACATTACCTGTTGGTTTATTCATTCTAATTAAATAACCTGGTTTATCAAAATCAAATTGTTGTAATGCTTTACCTACCCAATCTGCAGCTTGTTCTAATTCATTACCATTCCATAGTAATTTTTCCATAATGTTTAAGTTTTAAAACAGTGACCCGCTAATTAAAGCTAAGGTCAACTGTAAATGATTTTAGATTAGATCACCTGATTTTCTATACATTCTAACATGATCCCTTGTTAATTCAAATTCACACATCTCTAACATATAATCCGGATGTTTGAAATGTCTTAATTCACACTCATGTGGAAGATCTGGATAATCAGTAGTTTGACCAGGATATATGTTTGAATAACAATCTTCTACAATCCCTTCATCTATAATATCCCCTACTTTTTGTGAAGCTTGATTAAATTCTCTTATTGCATAGTATGTTGCTTTCATAATAATATTGTTTTACAGTTTAATTCATTAATTAATTGCTTTGCCTCTTGAGAAGGACTTGAACCTTCAGTTTTCCCGGTCGTGACGCTGATCGCGGAGCAGTTCTAATTTTACACTTACTCTATTACTCACTTACCAAGTGTGTTTACCATTTCCACCATCAAGAGATTTAGTACCGACTATAACGGTTAATATAGGCTATACCTTTCGGCTGTGTCTTTCTATTAGTTTGAGTTTCACTTTACGACTCACCGCACAGAGTTCTTGGACTTTCATGTATGTCTTTAGCAGGTTTGATCCACTATTGACTATTATAACTTTAGTGATCTACCACTAATTACTCTGCTACGTCACTAGCCTGTTATGAGAATGCATATCATGATTGAGTAATTTTACCATGTTCTCGTCTTACACTGTGTATGCCTACACAATGGTTTGTTATAATGCTTTCCCTGATTGACAGTCAGTTCTTGTACATTATAACACAATAGTCTCGTGGCCTATTGATCACCGTTTCCCCGGTTGACGATGTTGGTACTTTCGCTTAGCTGATCTACCAACAGACCATTTAGAGTTGCATTACTATCTACTCAAAAGTTATAAGGAATCACACCTCTTTCACTTGGACAATTTTCAATGATAATCAATTTTAGCATCATACTAATTGGGAAATAAGTGTTGCTGTTATTATGTACAACTAGCTTAAAACGATTTGTGTTGCTATTCTCGCACGATTTATACGTCTGTTGCAACTTCCCTATCATTAAATCCTTTGTATCCGTCGATACTGGATATAGGCAGACCAATGAGAGGAATTTACTCATACATTGGCTTTATTAATACTTCAGATAACATGTTTCCTCCATCATTAGTAATGCGCAATATTGCGGTATTTATAAAGTAATTGAAAACTGGCGATATTTCACACCAGTCTTTATAGACATCCTATTACATAGGCGCTGTATTTTAAAATTGGCAGGTGTCAATACATTGGACACTACTCCTCCCATGACTCCTTTTAACGTTAAAGCTTTCGTATTTTCCGAGATTAGTAGTCTCTATTTTTAAATCGCTTCCGTTCCCCCTTCCCACTAGGGTCTGCTACTACCAATATTTTACAAAGGGTTAGTTAATGTTTTTAAATAGTAGAAGGTGTTATAAACTCTTAGGATCAGTGCAGCCTTCACTACACAAACCACCACTTTCTAGAAGTTCCGGTCGTTATAACTTAAAAATCACTATTTATATCTTTAAAACTATTATAATAAGATCTACTGTTATTTCAGTTTATTATTAGACACTTTATCAAAGTTAAATTCCTTCTATGTAGGACATAGTATTAAGGAGGTCTTTACTTATTATAATAATTTTATAAAAAAAAAACAAATTAAACGCTCTATCTCTATAAGCTACCATGCATCTGTCCTTTTCGACGGGATCCTTTTAATTTGCTTAATGTTTTTTAAATAAACACATCATCCTTCTTACCAACTAAGGAAGTAAGTGTAGGACTTTCGCAGCTACTACCTACTCAACTACTTACTATTACCACAACAACGGTCAGAGGTATTGGCACACTTGATCTTTTACAAACTGGTAAATGGTTAATTCCACATTACGTATGCGTTACAGCTCTGTTTCACACTGATATAATAACATACTCCGCGTCTTTGTATTGTTGCATTCATTGATGTGTTTATTATGTTTTATCTAATTGTTATTTAAATGTTGGCCCTCATAAAAATAGAGGGAAGCGTTAATTAGATTTTGTAATAGTTTTTAATTTAACTTTCACCAAATGCCCATGATCTAATAGTGTATTTAGTATTTTGAGATTTTCATCTCCAACATTTGCACTACAAATTGTTTGATTTTGTTTAAATAAATAAATGTCGTTCTTTGTTAAATAACCTTTGACTTCTTCGTAAGGGTATTCATCAGGAGCCATATTCATTGCAATAATTTTCAAATCTAAATCTTCTTTTGCGTTTTCATTTACTGATTTATAACCAGCAACAAAATCTTCATGATTATGTGGATGTGAGTTATTGATATTAATTCCTTGTTTTGCTGCTTTTATTCCAGCTTGAAATGATGAATTCATAATGTTTTAGTTAAAATATTGCCCTCATAAAGAATAAGGTGAAGTTATTACTGCCAGTTCTCCAAAATTTCAGATGGACATTAATGAAATTCTTACCTTATCTTTTTATGAGGGACAGTTCATAATTGATTTTCAATAGTTATACCAGTAGAACTTAATTCAAAACTCTTCATTGCGCCAACTCTCAGAATAACGATACAAAGGATACCAAAAAAAAAATAATCTGTATATGACTCAAGAATTACACCTTTGAATCTATCAGTTAAATTGTGTTCTCCTACAGGACTAGTAACTAATATTTTACAGTAATCATTTTGAACTAAATTTCCTTGTTTGAATTTACCTTGAAATTCCATATGATCTTTGATTTAATGTTGCCCTATTCTTTAAGAGGGCAAATGTTTATTTACTGTCAATAAATGCTGAGACTAACATTCTAGCATCATTAAATGTGTGTAATACTTTGAGTCTTGCTTGTTCTTCTGTGATGAGCTTAGTTTGTTCGATCATTGCTTTGGCTAATAAATCTTTGAGAGTTTTTAATTCTTGTTCTGTCATAATATTAAAGATTAAAGGTATTTGTTACAAGCTTCAGCGAATGTCATATTCTCTTCTTTTATAGCTTTAACTACATTGCCGCATTCAACTAATGAAAAACCCAACAAATCAACTAATAGTCTACAAGCTTGTAAACGAGCTAATGATTTGATACATATATCCATTATTTCTGGAGTCTTGTATCTGTACTGATTTCTAGTTGAAACCAATGAAGCTTCAGCTAATTTAATAAGTTCTTTTGCTAACATAGTTTTAAGTTTTAAATAGTAGCCCAAATCGATTATGATTATGCACTGTTGTAAAGGATAATAAACTATTTAATGCACTGATCACGTAGTCCTGAGTTTCTAACTATTACTAGTTTAACGTGCAATCTTAATCAGATAAGAGAACACAATAAGGAAAGCGTTGTTACATTAAATAGTTTAATATGTAAGGTGTTTGTTATACACACACATTTTTGGTAGTTTTTATGCCAAATGACACACTTTTACCTATTAATATTGATATAAATTAGGTTGTTTTGGAACGATTTTGTATCTTTGTGGAGTTACTGAGAATAAATCGTTCCAAAACTATTAGATTTCATAGGATAATTAGATAGTAATTTAACTAAAATCACCTTGGAATATGTTTAAAGGCATATTCTTTAAAACAAAAACATGCCAGAATTTAATCCATTTCTTATACCTGATGTATTTGTAATACAAGCTATAAAGAAGAAAAATAAAACTGTTACGTCAAGTAATAATAGATCTGAACAAATACAAGAGGATGAAGGATTTTCTCCATCAACTGAAATAACTGTTGTTAATACAGCGTTGATAGATGTGACATTAAATACGAAAGTATTTAGATCAGTTCAATTTGAGGAGAAGTTCTATAAATTACCATCATGTGGTAAAGATTTATTTTATTATATAACACAGCACATAAGATCTGAATGTGATTACATTGAATTGAGACCTGAGAAATGCTGTGAAGTGATGGATATGGGAGAAAGAACATATCGTAAAGCTAGATTATCATTAATGAATTGGGTAATTGCTGATAGATCTACACGAAAATTAACTTATTGGGTTAATCCTGGTATCATGTTTAGTGGAAATAGACTCAATAAGTTTGAAGAATTCGCAAATATTAGAGCTTAAAGGTTCTAATTTAATATGAATATTGCAATAAAAGTGGTGTTTCTTTATGGTGTTGATAATACATGAGCTATAATGCTTGATTCATTGTAATTGCTAATTGGAAATATTATGAAATTGATAATGGTAGGAATATTGGTTGTGTGTTCCTCGCACCTTCAGTGCTCTACACATAACACTCACTCTAATCTATCCATCAACTCTTCAATCATCTCATCTTAATCTATTCAAATCTCAATTAAATCCTTAATCTTCTTCTTCCTCAATCATGTTCGTTAAATAACACCGGTAACTAGCTATCTAGTAACTTAACTTCCTGGATACACGATATATTCACACCATATCTTATGCTTAACACTCGAACAATAACTTTAAAGCGAATATAGATAGACACCCAATAGGAGCCTATCTATATTAGTATTTAGTTACGATCGTAATCTCTTGCATCCTCGATGCTCATTACAACTCCATTGATTTCCACCATGATATTTTATCTCTTTAAAGGTTTTTGAATAAAATTAGGCACTGTCCTAATGAACAGTGCCTAGACTAATTGTTTGTGGACTAGTTTACAGTGATAGTGTAAGCTTTGCCAACGTTTTGACGGTCTGAACCAGGAATGGCTCTTGCGGTAGATGCGTCAGGTGCAACGGCAACGACTTTAAGGTTTTTTCCGAACATAGCTTCCAGGTCAGCACCAGAAATTGTACGAGCAGCTTTTCCGTTGATAGAAGACTTTGCTGATCTACGTAATGTAGAGACTGCAACGGTAGTTTTGTCGTCAAAGATTAAAGATAAGCTCAGAGCTTTACCACCAGCAGGAACTGAGAAGATAACTTCACCAGCTTCATTGCGAATGATTTGTCCTTCAGCAGGAGATCCGTCTTGTTTCTTTGTAGGTAATGTAAGAGTAGTTTCAACGTAGTTAAAATCTACTAGTTTACCTTCATAGCCTTCAGTAAGACCACCTGAGATTGGAGCAATTGCGTTTAAGTCTGCTGTAGCTCTAACTGCTTTAAATGCTGCTTGTAATTCTGCGAATGTTGTAACTTCCATGATTTTTGTTTTTTAAATGTAAATTTGAAATTTGTTTTTTGTACGATAGAGTGAATCCTTTTCACTTTTTCTCAGGAATCAGGAGGGGGTTGAGTTTATATACACCCAACACACATAGACAATACATATAATTTTGAAATCTAATTGCTATGGGGGTACTTTATATATTCTCAATTTTAAAAAAATATATAAAAATTTTTATGTTTTCCATATTACAAATCCCATCATACCTGGCATAATTCTTGTCAATCCCAAAAACAATCTTCCCTCTATTTTTATGAGGGGCAATTCTCAATAACCAATAAACATATTTGTATTTACAAAATTAAATAAGTAACTTTACCGTCTTAAGACATATATTAATAAAAATGAATTTAATAATAAGCCATTGGAAGTTTGTAGCTATATTAGCACTGTTAGCTACAGCAGCCTTTCTCTATAAGAGATTGAAAGATACAGAGACAAAATTAGATAATGCGACTATTACTATTAAGTCAATGGATCAAGGTATTCAGCAATATAAGGCGAAAGATTCTACATGGAATGTAAGGTTAGTCAATGAGAGAAGAACAATGCAGGATATAATTTCCTCTAAAGATTCAACCCTTATAAAGATTAAGGAGCAATTAAGTAATGCTGGTGTTAAATATTCTAATGCTGTTGCTGCAGCATATGTAAAAACAACTATTGTTACAGATACTGTAATAAAGTATGTTAGACCTTTAACTAGTAGTGTTCAAACGGATACAACTCTTGATTTCTCAAAACGTCCACATATCATTAATACAGTAAAATTATCTGCTGAGACCGCTACTAATCACCTTGAAATTACTAACGAACAATTTATTCTAACTAACGGTAGGAAGGAAACTATAAATCCAAGAAAATCTTTCTTTTTATGGAGATGGTTTCAAAAAAGGCATTGGGTAATTTACACGGATATTCATAACTCTAATCCTTTTATCATAACTGATGACGCTAAGTTTATAACTATTTTAGAAAACGATGGTTCAACTAAATCAGAAAAAAGATAATATGGTTTACCGTAAAACTATTTAGTAGTATCTATTGTAGAACATTTTTATTTTACCTACATTTGCAATAAGTAGGTAAGGGTGTTACTGACTTAAAATAAACATAAAGCAGATAAAACCAATTAAATGAAAACAACGCAGTGGAAAACTTAATAAAGATCTTAGAAACATTAAAGGGATTCACAGATAAACGCTTCTACGTATTGATTGCTCTATTGTCTATAGGTTGGATCATTTACATTTTTCAGGATCAAATTAAAGAGTACTCTTTTAATCCACAAAACTTACAAGAAATATCAAACGAAACAGGACTGCTAGCTACACTTGAATCCACAAAGGTTAAACACCCATTAGCTACAGGTTATGCTTTTTATTTATATCAGCCACGTTCTGATGCTTATTATAAAACATTAATGGGTACTGACGTTAAGTATATGAAAGATAATAGATTCTTTCAATCTATCCCTCTTAATACTCAGAAGTATCTTAATTATAGATTAGTAGAAAGAGAATATATACTTTTATCTTATTCTAATATAGAGGAAAAATCTTATACTGATATGTATGCGTCTGACTATATACTTGTATATAATGTAAAAGTAAAAGAAACAATAGCAGAAGTAATAATTACATTTAATGTTTCCCCAACACCCGAAGAAATAGAAGTAATACTAAAAGAATTAAGAACTATTAAATACTTCATTATTTAACAGCAAAGGCATCCCCACAAGAGATGCCTTTTGTTTTACCATAAAATTTCAGTATCTTTACACTTTAATGGAATATAAGAATATGAGAGAAATAAATAAATCAACACTTAAAGTAGATAAGTCAAATTTAGACCTTCAATATAATGATGAGCTACATCTTTATTGGAACTCACGTTGGCCTGATCGTAAATACACCTCAGTTACAACACTGATCGGAAAATATCATGAAAAATTTGATAGTTTCTATTGGAGTCGATATAAGAGCATGGAGGCAATTATGGGACCTGATGTATTTAAATCTTCTGGTTTAAAGTCAACCCTTTTAAAAAGTAAGAAGTGGGATGATAAATATCTTCTAGCTTACAACATTGATGAGGCAAACTTTGAACAGCTTGTAGAGCAAACACTTCAAGGTTACGCAAAAAAATCAGAAGAAGCTTGTGATTATGGAACTGAATATCACAATAAACAGGAAAATAAATTTTATGAAAAACCTATTCAAAGGATAACTGATTATAACTTTGGTATTGATATACAAAAAGATTTTCAATGTGAAAAACATAACTTTGATTTGAATAGAGAGAATGCAATCCTACCTGAATTCTTAGCTTACTATTCATCCCCAAATGGAATAATGAATCTAGCTGGACAACTAGACGTTTTATTAAAGCAGGGCAACAATCTCTTCATTTTAGACTTCAAAACTAATGCCAAGGGAATTGAGACTAAAGCTTATTTTGACCCTATTAAAAAGAAGAAGAAAATGATGTATGCTCCTCTTTCTCATATAGAAGATACAACATATGAGCATTACACATTACAGCTTTCTATATACGCATACATGCTTCAACAAATTAATCCTGAATTCGAAATAAAGCTCTTACGCATTATCCATGTTGATAGAGAAGGTAATGAAACTTTATATGACCTTAAATACAGAAAAGATGATGTTAAAAAACTTTTTAAACACTACGAAAAAGAAATTATAATTGATCACTATCGTAAAACAGGAAATTTACTAACATCTAACAGAGATTATTTTGATAAATAGTTTTTAATACTTATCTTTGGCATTATGGAATTGAAAAGAGTAATAACAGGTCACCTAAACGAACTGTTAAATATAAATAAAGATTTAGGAACAGAGAGAATGGAGATATGTAAAAGATGTCCCCTCTTAAAGATTACAGAGGAATGGGGTCCGATTTGTAATTCAGAACTGTATTTAAACGTACAAACAAATGAGACTTCAGAAACACCCAAAGAAAACTTTAAAAAGGGATGCGGTTGTAGATTAAATGCTAAGACAAGAGATAAAGAATCACATTGTCCACTAAAAAAGTGGTGAAATTAATAAGTAAATATGAATAATGTAAATCAAAGTTACAATGACTGGAATAAAAATCCAGATGGTGTACAACAAAATTATGTGTATACCCCACCCCAAACCTGGCAGACAGGCACTACATCTATAACAACCTCATCAGATAATGATGAAGCTTATATCTGTTTAGAAAATATTGAAGTATCTCAAGAGTTAATAGATGAACTTGGAAAGTTGATGTCCACACGTAACATCTCCGTATCTTTACGAGGGGTAACCATTAAGAAAGATGTTAAAGACTCTGAAAAACCACACAATACAAGTGATGAAGAATTCGAAATAGCATTTCAAGCTGCTAGAGACGCTGAAATTAAGAAAGTCTATAAAGATGCAGAACTTATACCAACAAATGATCCTGCTGGAGTATTAGAACTTTTAACTGAAGAAACTAAATTAGAAGAACCTCAACCGCAAGAATTAATAGGAGAAGATCCTTTGGAAAAAGTTGTAGAGAAAGAGAATGAATACGATACTTTAGAAGACACCAGAAAAACATTAAGTCAAAAGTTTAATATATTTAATGAATCAGTAGCAGACATTAATGTTTTAAATAGAATTCACGAAAAATTAGTTGAAGAAGAAATTGAATATAAAAAACATAAGTCTAAGGTGGTAGGTGAAGATCCACTTCCAGAAGTGATTAAAGAAATTAAAGTAGCTCCAGTAAAACAAAAATCTACATCAGAGGATTATAATGAACATATTCAATCTGAATATATAAGATTAAAACAAGAGAGAATAGAAAGATTAAAAAGTAAATATAAAGAAAACTACAAAACAAATTATTAAGAGAATGGCAATATTAAATGTAAAAGCAGGTTATGATCAAGTATTATTTAAGATAGTACCTAACCCAACAATGAAGTTAAAAACTGAATCAGGTATCATAGTAAATTCAGGAATGTACCAATCACAAGAAACAGGTGAGTTTGAAAAAGCAAATGAAATGATTGGTTTTGGTGTTGTTACAGCAACAGGTCCTGACTGTAAATACGTTAAGACAGGTGATGGTATGTTTTACTATAAAGGTTCAATTAGACCTATACCAATTGGAGAAGAAGTTTGGCAAGTGTCTGAACGTAATGTAATGGCGTGGGTAGACAAAGAAGATCCTTCACTGAAAAAAGCTTTTGAAGAATACACAAAGCAAACAGCTGTACAAGAACAAGAAATGAAAGATACAGCCCATAAATTAAATATTCTATTATAAATATGTTAGAAAAAATAGACAATGAAAAGATCTACTTTAATCCAGGAGATGTAGTAGAAATTAAGCATCAACTTACAAATAAACCGGCTATGTTGGTCAAAGAGAAAGCAACTAAACTGATTAAAGGAGATTCACACTTTCAAGGTATTAAATGCTTCTGGTTTACTACTACAGGAGAATATCAGGAACAAGTCTTTTCAACCAAAGACTTAATGATGATTAAATCGTCATATACAGTAAATAATCAAGATAAGTTTGTTCGAATGGAATTCCCTGCAGTTGGTTTAGATACTTACGGATAAAATAATTAAAATTAAAGCCTTACATGTTGATAACATGTAAGGCTTTTTTATTATATTTGCATTTCTAACAAATTTTACATATAAATTATGGACGACAAAGAACAAAATGAATTTATACAATTCCTGAGAGATCAATTACAAGCTTCTGATGATTCAGATTTCGAACAGAAAGTACAGCAACTTGGTGAAGAAGGAATCAAACAGGCACACATAGCCTTTCAGAAAGCTAAAGTTAAGCAGTATATGACTGGTGGTAAACTTGAAAGAGTTAAACAATTAGTTGCAGTTAAACAAAAAGGTGGACTAATAAAAGGTGGTACGAAAGCAGTAAAAGAATATCAAGCTATGTTAAATAAGTTTGGTTATAAACTTAAAGAAGATGGTGGTTGGGGAGCAAAAACTCAAGCTGCTTATGAAGATTATATAAAAAAGAATGCTGTCACAGGTAATGATCAAGTTGCACGTATAAGTTCTTCTCAAGATGTTAATTCTCAAGCCAATTTTAGCCCTATTACAGGTTCAGCTAATACAGCACAACTTAGAGCATTACCTGGAATATTACAAAATTCCTTTACTCCCGCTATGAACGAAAATACAAGCAGAATTCCAGATGTTTCTATAGCAAATGCGGAAGCAGCTAAATTAAATGGCTACTATAATCCTATAGATGCTAAAAATATTCAAGCTTCTTTTAATTTCGCAACTGGTAAGTTAGAAATGAAGCCAAAAGAAAAGACTAAGAGTAAAACGAAAAAGCCTATGAGCGAAGTATATCCTGTTTTGTTTACTCCAAGAGCAGAAGCATTACAAGGTATTCCTCAAGGAAAAAGTGCTCAAAGTCCTTGGACATGGTCACAAGGTAACAATATTGATTATGGTCCTGAAGATTTCGATTATAGGACTGGGCAAAAAGTAAAAAGGTAAAATAATAACAAAACGACAATAAGAAATAATATGGATTTATTTATAATGGATAGCTCAGAGAATCTGGTTATCAATAAAATAGAAATACTACTAGTGCCAGAATTTGCTGCATTATGGGAACCTATGCATAATAGAGCCTCATACGACAAGAATGGCTACAATAGAATAAAAGCTAATAAAGAATTTAGATATATCTTCATGGCCTTAGATTGGGATTCCCCATATAAGAATATGAACGAACAATTAAGAAAAAATACAGCCATAGAAGAATCAGGACTTACTCCTGAAGAACTTAATGATCCAAAACTTATTGCAGCTGCAAAGAAGTATGAACTAATGCAAATTACTCCTCAAGCAAGACTATTGAAATCTACATATAGGTTACTTGATGAAATGTCGTTGTATAATGAGTTACTTGATCTTCAAGAAAGAAAAGAGGATGGTACTTATGTAACTGATGCTAAGAAAGCTGGTGATGGTATGGCTAACTTACCTAAAATATTAGCTAGTCTGGAATCTCTAGAACTTGTAGTTAAAAAACAGAAAGAAGCTAATGGTAAACAAGTTAGAGGTGATGTTGAAACTGGAACATTTGACTAATGAAGAATAATTTAGAATTAGTCAGTGAAGAATGGCGTAAAAATATAAAGTGGGATGTAACTCATGAACAAGCTCTCAAAATGGTTATAGATGGCACTATGGTTTTTGATGAACGTTTATCTTATGAAACTACAGGTTATCGTCCAATAGATGAAGTAAACGGTCTAGACTTTGATCCCCTACCTTTTAAGAGGGTTGGCTTAGATAGGATGGCTCATCCAAAAGGTAAGTATAATGAATATATAAACGGTACCTCACCACATAGACATTGGTGGAAGAATGAGCATATTAAGTCAGAAGATGGCTTTGTATATAATAATTATAGGGTGACTGGAGACCATTATTTTTTTTTAAATTATTATACAATGCTTATTCCTAAATTAGGAATGAAAGCAGGATCAGGAAGAGATAAAGAGCATCCTAACTTTTGGGTATTGCACTACAAATGGTTTCATTATGTAGAGATGGCTGAGATGTTAGGTTTTGATGCTTTGGCTCTTAAAGGTCGTGGAGTAGGTTTTTCTGAAATGGGCGCTTCACTTGGTGTTCGTCCATTTATTACAACCAAAGACTTTTCTACTGTTTACTTAGCTTCATACGAACCATATCTTACAGGTAAAGGTATTCTTCAAAAATGTTGGCTTCAATTAGATTGGCTTAATCAAAATACTAATGGGGGAATGCGACGAACTCGTTCTCTTAACCAAGGATTACATAAACGCGCAGGAATACTCGATAAACAAGGTGTTGAATACGGACACGGTTCACAAATATCTGGACAGGTTGTTGATAAAGCCGATAAGCTTAGGGGTGATAGAACAGAACGTTTAATATTTGAAGAGTTTGGTTCTAACCCTGTAGGACTTGATACTTACTCTGTAGCAAAAGCTCTTGTGTTAAATAATGGTATTCGTTTAGGTATCCGTATTTTATTTGGTACAGGTGGTGATACTGATATAACTGAAAATAAACAAGGTAAATCTAAAGCCGGAATTATGGCTCTTGAAACAATGTTTCTTAAACCTAGAGGATTTCTTATATTGCCTTATCGCCATAATAAAAATAATACTAATCAGTATGTAGAAACAGGTTTCTTCGCAGCATCATTTGAAACTGTACAACAAGTTATGGATCATAGAGGCTATGTAAAACCAGAAGAAGGTAAAGCTTATTACCAAAAGCAAAGAGACATGATTGAAAATGCAGAAGCATTAGCAAAAGAATGTGCAGAATTTTGTTTTACGTATGAAGAAGCTCTTTCTCGTAAAGGATCGAATATATTTAATCAGGCTAAATTAGCTGAGCAAAGAATTGAAGTTGACATACATGGAACTACACCCAAACCTAAAAAAGGATTCTTAAAATGGATTTATGCTGGGGATACAAATCAAATTATTGGTGTTAAATTTATAGAGAACCCTAAAGGCGATATAGAAATAATAGAAGAACCTCAATTTGATGAACAAGGTCAACGTATTACTAATCTATATGTAGCTGGAATCGATTCTATTGATGCTGGTACCAATGAGTCCGCAGTTGGCGAAGGAGGTTCTAAATTCTGTATTGTAGTTAAGAAACGTACCCTTGGTTTAGGAGGTAATATATATGTTGCTAAATATATTAATAGACCAGCTGATGTTCGGGAAGCTTACGAAAGAGCTCTACAGTTATTAACGTGGTATGATTGTAAAGGTAACTTAGAGGATACTAAAATAGGTTTAAAAGGATATTTCCAATCTAAAAATATGATGCATTTCTTAATGAAACGCCCTCGTTACGCATTAGAAGCGCAAGCTGGAAATAAAAATGCTACACAACTTTATGGTACACCTGCTACACCTAAAGTTATTACATATGGTTTAGAGTTAGTGAGAGACTATATTGAAGATTATTCTCAAAATATATTCTTTTCAGATATGCTACTTCAGTTACAGGATTACTCTGATGAATTTAAAGGAAAATATGACTTAGTAGCAGCACTACAAATGTGTGAGATTGCAGATCAAGAACTTAATGGAGTACCAGTTAAAAGAGAACAGATCCAAGAATGGTCCGACTTTGGTTACTACAAAGATAAATATGGTAGAAAACAATTCGGAATTATAGAAAAATAAACATGGAACTATTAGAAAGACTTGAAAAATACTTAGCAGATGTAATGTGTGTTAAGTATAATGGAATTATAGATTATACGGTAGAACCAGATAAAGAATATTATGAGCTTAGATGGCAGTTAAATCCGGATGATAATACTCGTTCCCTTATATTACAGGGGCAGTTTTCTAGTGAAGAAGCCTTTGGTGATTATGTAATTCGAGAAATTAAAACTAAAAGATTTCACTTGTATAAGAATTTTAGAGTAATAAAAGTGAATGAGAACTAATAACTACAATGAACATCGTTACTATACTGAAGCTCAAAAAGATACAGATGAATATTTAATTTCTCATATTGATAATGCTATCGCAGAGTTAGTAACAGAAAAGAAGCATCTTAAAACAGCCTATAATTATTATAACGGTATAATGGATGCGGAAGAGTTTGCTTATTTGGAATCTAATTATGGAGTTGGTAATCCTACTTCTATTGAATTTGTACCTCTTGTTCGTAAACATGTGGATACACTTATTGGTGAACATTTAGGTAATAGACTTAAACCTAAAATTAGTTGTAAAGATAAACGAACTTTAGATGTAATAGATAAACTCAAAAAAGAAGAAATAGATAGGGTAGAATTGTCCCTCTTAAAAAGTGAGTTTCAGAGTAATCTAGATCATCTTTTAGAATTACAAACAAACCCTAATGCTCAACCACCAATAAGCCAAGCTTCAGAACAAGATATTCAAAAGAAAAAAGAACAAACATCTAAGAGTTTTACATCTGAATATGAACTGTCAGCTCAATTTATAGTAGAACATCTTAAACAAAATAAAGCGTTTGATTTAACTGAAAAACGAAGATTATTAATGCTTGATTTATTAGTTGCTGGAGAATGTGGCTATAAGATTGATATAGTACACGAAGGTCAAGCCCCTAAAATAACAATACTTAACCCTAAACATCTGTTTTATGAACGAAATTTAAATTCTTCATATCTTAAAGATGCCCCAAGAATAGTATATGTTAAA